GAATGGGTTTAAATAACTCATTTACTAAATAATATTATACTACGAGGTTTAGTAAATGAGTTGCGTTTATCAAATAAGGAACAAAATAACAGGGGAAAACTACATAGGTTCTACTGAAAAAAATTATATGCTTAGATTTGCTAAACATATAACTATGTGCAACAGTAATAAAATGGATTGCCCTAAACTTTATGAAAATTTTTTAAAGTATGGATATCACAATTTTGTTATTGAAGTCGTCAAGTGGATACACGAAGACGAAGACCTCAAAAAAGTAGAACAAGATTATTGTGAATGGTTAAACCCTTCTTTAAATTCTTTATGGGGAACCAAACACACCAAAGATTCTATTGATAAAATGCGTAAGTCGCAGAGAGAATACTGGTCTAAAAATTCTCATCCAAGAAAAGGTGTTCCTTTTACTGAGGAGCATAGAAATAATCTTTCAAAATCTATGGGTAAAAAGTGTTATGTTGATGGGGTAGTTTATGAATCCGTGAAAGAATGTGCTAAAATACTTGGTATCCATAGGGATACTGCAAGTTGGAGGATGAGAAGTAAATCATTTCCAAATTACTATTACCTTTGATCTTTATTTTTTGATATGGAAATTACTGATACTAAACCATTCTTGTGGGTGGAAAAGTGGGCACCAGAATCTGTTGATGATTTGATTCTTACTAAAAGTGTAAAGGAGTTTTTCACTAATGTAGTAAGTGAGGGGCAACTGAATCAAAATCTTATCTTGCAAGGTTCTCAGGGTTGTGGTAAAACTCAAACTATTAAAACTCTCTGTAAGATTACAAAACAGGATGTTTTGTTTTTGAATGGTTCTTCTGAGGGTAGATATTTGGATACTATTCGCAATCAAGTCATTAATTTTGGAACTACTGTTTCTATGTTTAATGATAAGAAAAAGGTAGTATTCTTTGATGAGTTTGATGGGACAACTAATGATGTGATGCTTTGTCTTCGTGGAGTGATTGAACAACTTCACAATAATGTATGCTTCATTTTTACTTGCAATAATCTTAATAAAATTATTGAACCAATTCAATCAAGGTGTGTTGTTCTTAAATATACTCCCATTCCAAAGAATGAAAAACCTGAGTTGATGGTATCTACTTTTAATAGAGTGTCTCATATTCTTGACGAGGAAAATATTGAGTATGATAAAAAAGTTGTAGCAGAACTTATCAAAAACTATTTTCCAGATACAAGGCAACTTCTTAATACTCTTCAACGATACTCTGTGAGTGGAAAAATCGACTCTGGTATTCTTGCAACTTTTTCGGATGTAGCAGTCAATGAACTGGTTAAAAACCTTAAAGAGAAAAATTTTCCCGAAGTACGTAAATGGGTTGTCAATAACCTGGACAATGATACTACTGTCCTACTGCGTCGTATTTACGATGCTTGTTATGTTTCCTTGGTTCCGAATAGTATTCCTGCTGCTGTGCTTGTCCTTGCTAAGTATCAGTATCAAATGGCATTTGTGGCGGACCAGGAAATAAACTTGCTTGCTTGTTTGACTGAAATAATGGTGGAGTGTGATTGGAAATGAAAAATTATGTTTATCGTTATACTATTTGTGGAAATTATGCTAACGATTGTAGAAATATTGGTAGTTCAGTAGAAGGTTATGATTTCTGGGTCGTTCCTCCATTAAGAAGGGATGAAATTATTGGTGGTGTCTGTAAGGCAATTAAAGAGGATACATTAGAGTTAATTTATGAAATATGGGATATTAATGAAAATAAACTCAAACATCCATCAGTTTCTGCCTATCAAAAAGTAGAAATTGAAGTAGAACCAAATGTAGTAAAATTGCCTACAGGAAAACCTAAAAAAATAAATTGGAAAAGTTCTAATAGAGGTGGTGGAATTAAACATAAAAATTTTGATAAGCAAGCAACAAAAGATTGTTATGCTCCTCTTGTAAAAAAAAGTTTAGATTACAAATGAACTACATGATTGTTTTTGAGGATTACACTGGTCTCCAACATAGTAAATCATCTAATTCTATTGATTTGCATCAAGACCTTATAAATCTATTCAATGATGAATACAATGTGATTGAAGTATATGGGGATGATGATGGTGTATATTCTACTGTCGGTAATTATCCTACTATACCTAATGTCATGGAGTGTGAATTTCAATGAGAATTGGAGTCATGTGTTCTGGAAACGGAACTAACTTTGAGAACATCGTTGAGAATTGTCCAGACCATGAAGTTGTAGTTATGATCTACAATATTAAAGGATGTGGTGCTCAAGAAAGGGCTCAACGATTGGGTATTCCTAACTGTCGTATTAAGAGTATTGATGAACAAAAAATCATTGATAAACTTAATAGGCACAAAGTTGATTTAGTAGTTCTTGCAGGTTGGATGAGGATTGTTACACCGGGATTGATTAATGCCTTTCCGAATAAGATAATTAATATTCATCCATCATTACTTCCAAAGTATAAAGGTCTTAATGCCGTTAAGCAGGCATTAGACAGTGGGGATAAAATCACTGGATGCACAGTTCATTATGTGACTGAAGAGTTAGATTCTGGGGGATGTATTGATTCTTCTTCTGTTCCTATTTGTGTAGGAGATACAGAAGAGACTTTACATCATAGAGTTCAGAGAGCAGAACATCGTTTACTTCCTATGGTAATCAATAATTTACAAGATATGGTATGAAAAAATTTAAAGCACTAGTATTCATTCGTCTACGATCACAGGTTGATGACTCTCCTGGTAATGCCGTGAGAGATGCCTGTAAGCGATTGTCTGAGTTGAATATCAAGAAACTTAGACTTGGTAAGGTGATTGATATTTGGTTGGAAGCAGAGAGCAGAGAGTATGCTGAGAAGGAACTTGAAATGCTATCAGATAGATTCTTTGCTAATACAGTTATGGAGGACTGGGATTATGAATTGATTGAGATTGACACTTTCCCTAAAGGTATTGAATAATGCCACATGAATTCGACCCATGCGAAGCACCCACCGAAGGTAAACTTGATAAGTGGGGATTTACAATCAAACCCACAATCAGTGATACTGAGTGTATTATAATTTGTTTAAGAAATGCACCTTGTGGTATTGATAAAAAACAATCAGAACGTTTAGCAAAGGAGTTTGAGAATGGAAGGATTTAATGAACCAGGATCAAATAAGAGTTGGATGGATGATGGATTTAAAAGGTATATAACACAATATCAACTAGATAATGTAGTTTCACTTTTAAATGGTAAGTTAGAGTATGCCTCTACTTACGATAACAATGGTAAAATCACTAAAAAAATTATTATTACTTACGATGAAACAAACGAAAAAGTGTCAGGTTAAGTCCAAGTTCTACTATATCTTTTGGGGAACTGCTACAGCATCAGTTTTATTGGGGCAATTATATGTCGGAACTGGATATCGAACAATGGCAGAAAGCACACTGAGTTTTCAAAATTACCTTACAAAACTTTTAGATACTGCTAATACCTTCTGATGGGACTACTAAAAATTGATAAAAGCAAAATGGTGGAGGAGAAAGTTAAAACTACTCCCCAGAATGTAAATGAAGCAAATGAAGCACTTTTTCGTGCTACAATGAATTTACCTACTGCCGCAAAACATTGTGGTATGACCCAGAAAGAAATGAAATTGACCTTCTGGGAATATTTGAAATATCATCCTCGTGATTATGATTACTCCTAAACTATCTAAAGAAAAAGCAATATGGGCAGCAGATCAATTTATAGAATACTATTCTAAATTTAATCGTATTGATGATTACCTTAGGTTTGTAAAGGAAAGTAGAATTAGTAAATCATCTTCTAAGTTATTTGGTCCTGAAGATGATATCTTTTCAGATTTTCATATTCATCCAAATGATATGAATTTTAGTATTCATGTTGTGGATACCAGTTCAAAAC